GGTAGGTTTGTTGCTAAGATCGTTGTAGTTGCCTGTGGTAGCAACTGCTGCAAGGCTAGGAATGGCAGAAGCGGCAACAGTGCCGCCAGTGATGCTTACATTGTCTGCATTCTGTGTTGCAAGAGTACCAAGACCAAGGCTAGTGCGTGCTCCAGCAGCGGTGGTCGAATTAGTACCACCTTGGGAGATCTGCAACGGTGTATTGACTATATCACCGGAGCCAGTACCGCCATCACCACGATAAAAAGACATTATTTACCGTCCCTGATTGGAATATAACCGTTAGCGCCTACATACCATGCTGTAGTTGCTGACGGTGCGGATAATACGTTGATATAATCAGAGCCTGCTTCCATACCTGATGTGCTCAGTAGGATAGACACTTCCATAGCGCCATTATTGTTATAAGTATTGGCAACAGAAACATCAGCAGACACAAGTTTTACAGGAATATAGTCTTCCCATGCAACTAGAGTACCAGCACTAGCCAACTCAAATACAACCATCTCAGTTGCATTTGTGCCGCTAACTAATACAGTTGGGAACGTCTGAGGAATCATATTGTCTCCTAGTTTTCTTTAACATCCTCAGCGAAGATGCTAAAGAAAAGCCCCTTGTGGGGGCAAAACCGTTAGGTTTTAGAAGCCAGGCCGACCAATAACGAGTTTAATCGTTGTTGAGTCTAAGTTAACAGTGCCTGCTGTAATGTTATTAAATACAACAGTTACTACGTTAGCAGCAGAAACATAAGCCGTAACTTGCATACCAGCAGCATCAACACCTAGTGAACAACCAAGAATCATGTCACCAAGAGCAACACCAGGAACAGCAACGGTATCAATATCGTTCGTTCCTGTAGAAAGACTGTCTGCGTTAATCGTAGCACGAACTTCAAAGACTTTATCAAATACGCTTTGAAACTGCTCACGACCATCCTTCACTACCACAACCGCAGTTGCATTTGCCATAATTATCTCCTTAGTAAGTTAAGAAGACCCCGCCGAAGCGGGGCCATCACAATTAGCCAGGGATAACCAGAGCAACAGCAGAGGTGTCACGCAGTTCGCCAGCACCGTACAGCGTGTCGGCGGTCAGCAGCGTAGCAAGGTACTCTTGCTTGTACTGGGTCTGAACACGAACACCAAGTTGCTCAACCAGCACGCCAAACTCAGGATGTGCCATCAAGCAAACACGGGGGTTAACGTCACCAGTACCAGCAGTCGTGGCGGTGTCGGCATTGGTCGAAACATAGACCTTAACGCCGTAGATGTCACCGATCTGACCGTTGCGGATCGTGTTACCATTGCCGGACTCACCAGTGAAAGCCTGCTCAGTGAAACGAGCCAGACCCATCAGGGTGTTACGAGCAACAGGCGGAACGATCAGGAAACGACCATCCATCGGAACATCGCTGTCATCCAGACGCTGAATTGCACGGCGGATACCCTCATCCGTCAGAGCAGTTTCGTTACCAGTGTTGGTGTTAGCGGTTGCATCAAATGCAGTAGCGCCATCACCACCGATGAAGCCGTTGGCATAAGCAAACGTAGCATCGGTTCCGTTCCAGTTACCGCCTTGCGACAGACGGCCAAGTTTGATGATGTCGGTATCCAACTGGGTAGCCAGAGCATAGCCAGCGTCATCCGTGTAGAAACGGCGCAGCGAGGACATAGCCTGAACTTCAGCCAGATCTTCGATCAAGCGGCTGTACTCAAAGTGCTTGTCGATAGAAACCGACAGAGCCGTACCACCAGCAGCAATCAGAGTGACTGCATCGGTAGCGGTTTTAGCAGAAGCAGAACCACGGGTAGGAGCAGGAAAGTAGACTTTGTCGCCTTTCTTGCCTTTGAAGTTCATACGCTTGATGAGGTTAGCAGCAACGAGGTTCTTTTTGTATGCGGCGATAATCTCATCAGACCATACTTCAGGTACAAAACCTGCGGTATCAACTGCAGATTTTACAACTGCATTATTTGGAGCGAATGCTGTATTAGCCATTTTAAAATTCCTTTCGTAATAGTGTTAGTTTACCTAACCCTACCTTCACGATACGCTGACATGATTTCTTCTTGCATCATATCGTACTTATCAGGGTTAGTTTGCATGAGTTTAATAATGTCTGCACGCCTAAAGATCTTTTTGGTTGGTGCTTCATCACTGCCTGACGATACGGTGGTAGTCGCTGCTTTTACGGCTTGGCTTCTTGCTTGCTTCTCTGCTGCTACGGTTTGTTCTACAGCGCCTTTGCGGTCCTTATACAGCGACAGCAACTCGTTTGCAGAGTCATAATCGTAGTGCTGGTCAGCCCTAATAAACAACTCAGACCTAACTTTAGACGATGCGACCCAACTTTGGAAAGCAGGATCTCGTACAACATTGTTAAAGTCAGGGTGAGCAGTCTGTAGTGCGTTTAAAGCCTTTGCTCGTTGCATCTCAAGAGTCAACTGTTCTGCTTGTCGAATCTTAGGATGGTTCTCAATTGCGTTTTCTACCGCCTTCCTCGGATCAGCGAAGAAGTCAACCTCTTCAGAAGGTTGGGTTTGCAGTTGCTGCTTTGCTGTGGCTTGGGCACGAATATAATCGTCTACAATCCTGCGTAATTCACCGACCTCACTACCTTGGCGACCAATTAACTTCTCGGCCTCCATGTGCATCTGAGCAATGTCTTTGGCGCTTTTCCCTTTATACTTGTCTGGGAGTGCCTCTGTTTGCTCCGCTGCTTGCTCAATTACAGTTTCCTGCTCTTGCTCAACAGTGTTTTCGTTTGAATCTACAACAGGAGTTTGTGACTCTTCCGAGCCGTCCTCAATAATCACAGCCATCATGTCTCTCCGTGCTTAACAGCATTAAGAAAAGAACCTTTAAATTGTGCGGGGGTTCCTTATCCGCTTACTTCCATTGGTCTGATAGACCAGTTTTGCGCTCCCAGTTAATTCTATCTTGGCGTTTACGTTCCCAGGCCATTGCAGCACCAGGGAAATCACCAGTAATGCCTTCTAGACTAACTCTAGGCGCAGCGATGAGTCTGCTTGCGTCATTTCCACAGTGTGGACACTGTATGACTTTGACAGAATCATCAATATATTTTTCAGTTATGTGGCCTTTGGCACACTGAAAATCAAAGTATCTTCTCATTTAGTTCCTCGTAGGCTTTTTCAGACAAATCCCTAAGTCCAATAACGTAGTCTAGGATGTCTACTTGTCCTTTTCGGAACTCTATTGTGTCTTTATCGCAGGTTCGGATGTTCTCGTACTGTGTACGCATATCCAAAAGGTCTTCTATGAGTTGTGTCCACGCCTTTGTGGACATCATAGATAGCCTATCTTCGTAGTATTGTTGTAATTCTGGCGATATTGGCATAATTATACCATCATTTAAATTAACAAAAAAGTGCTTGACAAGAAATTGTTTTTGTGGTATGCTTCAGTTTTTAGGAGGCAATATGGCACAAGGTCAACACTTTAAAAAACTCACTGATTCTGACATCGATAACATCAAAACCTGGGCAAAAGCAGGCTTTGGACTTACCGAAATCGCTAATAAGTTAGAAAACAAGGTTTCTCGTCAGCGTGTTAAGCAAATAACTGAAAAATTTAACATCAATGCCTTTGCAAATAAGAAACTTAAACGCCAAAAAGAACTAAACGACCAAATGTTCCAAAAATGGGGTCCAAAATGGAACGACCAAGAGTGGCGTAAGTCTGCTATCTATGCAGCAATGCGTGAAAAGTTTAAAAACAAGAAAGCGCACTGCTATAAACACGAGTTTTCAATAAACTTTGGTGATTTAACTTTTCCTACTCACTGTCCAGTACTAGGTATTGAATTAGACTACTTCGCCCAGAACGGTAGACAGGAGAACTCACCATCTTTTGACCGCATAGACCCATCAAAAGGCTATATCAAAGGCAATGTTGCCGTGATCTCTTGGCGAGCCAACCGCATTAAGAACGATGGTACTGCCGAAGAACACGAAAAGATTGCTAGGTTTATGAAAACAGTTTCTTAATCTTGTCTTTAATGGTCTTAACTTTGTCTAGAAGCCACGACTTGCAGGTTTGCAATTTCTTTGCGAGTATCAATGTCTTTCTCCTTTAGGGCTAGATTTGCTACTTTGACACGTCTTTCAAAGTCATCGGTAGCGTTGGGACCAGTGCCTAAGTACTTAGACGCTGATGCAGCGATGCTGGCCTGTAGTTCTGCTGGCATCAACTGTGTTTCAGTGATCTCTTTCTGTGCTCTTGCCTGTTTTAGCGTTACATCTGCCTCAAGATCAGCAATCTGTAACTGTGCTTGTTGCAGTTGTAACTGCTGTGCTGCCTGTGCTGCAGGGTTAGGCTGTGACATCTGAGCCATCTGCTGTAACAGTTCCTCACGATTAGATAGACCACTGTTCTCAATGATGGCAGACATGACCATCGGAACGATAGGACTGTCAGGTCCAAGTGTTTTTAGCAGGTTCATAAACTGCATCTGTTCGTATTCACGAGCCACGATGCCAAGATTGCTGGTTGGCACAAACACAAAGTCTTGTGCAGGATAGCGATCAGGATCAAACTGCATAAACCGATAGGCAGACTTGGTCACAAACGGGATCAAGAACTGCTCTTGAAAGTTTACCAATGTGCGCTTATTCTTCTTGATGATGGCTGACAGAGCCGGATTAAGGCCACCACCGTCAGCCGTAGGCGTGGTGCTGTCAATGGTAGATGTTGCCATCAGCATCATCTTCATAAACTCACCAGCGGTCTGCAGATTACCGGGGTCAGTTACACCAAACTTAAACGGCTGCAACACTTCATTGGGGTTGCCGTTGGTTAAAATGGTTTTGCCTGGTCTAATCTCAAATCGTGCACCACGAGGTAGGCGGGTGGCATCGATGCCCATCATAGGCACTGTAGTCAATGCTAGGCTATCTAGATGAGCACGAATCTGTGCATCGATGGCCTTTTGCATATTGTAGCCTTTTTCAGCAATACCACGACCCCAGAAACGATTGGGCATGGAGTCATACTGGAATGCTACGATAGGCCGATCCTGCATCATATAAGGCGATAGTTCAGCCTTGAGCACATACTGGTCATTAGCGATAACAACGATGGCTTCTACCAGTTCTGTGTAGTCAGCGGCTTCGGTGCCGTACTCTTCAGTCTTCTCGTTAAAGAGTGATGTGATCTCTTCATCGTCTTTGGCTTCGATAAGAAACTTAGGCACAAGACCATAGTAGCGAAGTAACTTAACTTTGTCTTGTTGATACTCAACTTCTTCTTGCACAGGCTCTAGATCAGTGTCAACAGCGGTAGGGCCAAGGTTCATTACCTTATCATAGACACCGCTTTCCATGCCAGCAACAACGCTATGAATGGACACATACTCTTCTACTGCACAGCCAAGCGCATCTTCAATGTTGGTAGATACAGGATCAATTAAGAAGTTCTTAGGGTTGATTGGCTTTAGGCCAACATTAAACCTAGTTCTTTCTTCTACACCAACAGCGGTGATGCCCATCTCTGCGATTGGGCGTGATGCTGGTGCCTTCTCTGTTTTTTCAGAGACTATAATCTCACCTACGCCAGTACCATATACAGCGCCAAGTAGGATCACATCACTGATGTCTTTACGCACACGGTTGCGCTTAAAGTCTTCAGTCATCTGACGTTTTATCTGCTCTACGTCAATGCGTTGCTGGTCTGCTTGGTCATCAACAATATCAAAGAACTTCTCACCACGACCAAATACAGCCTCTTCAATCTCAGCAACAGAAGTCTCAATTGCTTGCTGTAGTGCAGGCGTTACAATGCGTGAACGCTCACTCTCACGGTGCACATCTTCACCAGCCCAGACACCACGCCATAGGCGCTCATAGGAGTCCCAATAATCTAAATAGTTCTCATCACGGTGGTTACGCC